GGAAAAAGGAAACTCTTAATATATTCTAAACGAAGTCTGCCCTAGTGTCTCTGGTTTTGCAAGATTAAATTGTTGTAGGCAAAGATAACCAAAAGCATCAAATGCATGATCAACTCCCAAATTTTTATTAGGAAGACCAGTATTCGGTGCATATGTAAGAGTTCTTAATGCTTTTATCAATTCTTTACATCTTGGATGTATTAATGTTCTTCTTACCCCTTCAGCATCATATAAGGCAGTATTTACAGCAGTAATCTTATCTCTGATTCTCCAAGGTGATTTAGGACTCATAACAGTAAAACCATTTCTTCTTAAGATCGTATGATCTGTAACTCCAACCCCACTTGTTTTTCTTGCACTACCAGTAGGGTCAGGACAGGCAATCACTCTTCGATCTACTCCATATCTTCTTACAACTTCTTCTGCAAAATCCCAAGTGGTAGCACCTCCTGTCAGCATAATCTCATCGAAGACATATAGTGTATCATTATGCTTTACAGCACAGACTCCTGCCATAGGGTCAACGTTAAAATCTAACCCAATTAACAAAGGAAGCATATGTAAATCAGCTATTTCTTTATCAATATTCTCATCACTAAAGCTAACAGCGACCAAACCAGTAAGATTTTCAAAACTAGCCTCAAACTCCTGTCTAAATGTTCTTGCATCCAGTTGTGACCTTGCAGCTTCAACTTCTTCTGCTTTTACATTCCCTCCTTCAATCGTAGTAAAACTCCACCTTTGCCAATCATCCAGTTCCTGTTCACCACAAAAACACCACATATCGTAAAACCAACTGGCAGTACCATCAGGAGTACTAATAAACAATGCCCAACCCTGTTTATCTGCCAACGCAGGTCTAATAACTTCAGCCCACACATCCCTTTCCATAAAAGCAGCTTCATCCAATACAACTCCTGCTAAACTTCTTCCTCTCAATGCCATAGCATTTTCAGTTCCCTTCAACTCAATACTCGACCCATTTATTAAATCTATCCTTAAATCTGTTTCATTTTTAGCTTGAATCCAAGTCTTAGGCACTAATCTTTTTAATTCTTTCCATGCAATATCCTTTGCCATACGATAAGTAGGAGCACAATAGAAATAAACCTCTCCAGGTCGATTGATAGCTCCTCTGAGTAACTCGATACAGGACAAATAACTCTTCCCAAACCTTCTTCCAGCAACCAACACCCTAAATCTTTTTTCACTATTAAACACCTCCCCCTGTGCATACCTTAAACTGACTTCATTTAGGCTCATATAACCCTTTTTTTCATAATATTACTCATTTTCTTTCGCATTTTATACTTTTAAGGCTATTATCGAAATAATAACCCCCTTCTCAACCTCTATCGTGGCTGAATCTTTTATAAATAACTTAAATTACGATCTACCTGCTCCTCAACGTAAACCTCGTGTACAAAAATATACAGGAGGTTCTAACTCAAGAGCAGTTATAGAAGCTAGATGCCAACGTCTTTATTCAAAACAACTTGAAGGTAAGACTACAAGACAACTTGTCATAGAACATTCTCAAAAAGAAGGCATATCCTTAGTAACAGGTTGGCAAGATTGGAAAAAAGTTAAAGAGTGGAATGATGAAGATTGGCTCAAAGAAAGAGATAAAATGATTCCACGCCTTCAAGCTATGCGTATGAGACTCTTCAACAAAGCCATATCAAAAGGTCAACTTCAAACAGCAGCACAAATTCTCGATAGCCTAGGCAAAGTTGTAGGTGAATCCGTAGAAACAGTTAACATACAAGCTCCAGAATTAGCAATTCGCATAGAACCAAAGGAATAAAGATACACAGAATATATTTAAGTTACCCACGCACGCTCCAGGCCGAAAAAAATTTGCAAGTGTCCCCCCATAGCCATAAAAATAAATAAAAAATTTCTTTAAAATCGCATAGCATAACTGATATAATGTGATATCATTAATACATAGGGTTTAATACTTTACTAGTTCTTAAATCCTTTCTAATAGCTCTATTTATCTTTCTAAGTTAAATATAGTTATTCAAGCTTAAAAGCTTTTACAAGCCTAATAAAGCTAAACACATTAAAATTATTCACTTTCATTTAATTAATCATGACAAGATCAATTATTTTTCTAAGTTGTTTTTTAATTCTTCTTTGGCAAGGATTGACAATTTCAAACACACTTAAAACAAGATTGGAAGAAAGAACCAATCAAGTACAAACACTATTAAATCAAATCTAATTATGAAGTATCTAAATTCTGAAGAATACAACACTTTAGTTTTAGCGGTTAACGAATCAGCAGATTTTATTGCTAGAGGTAGACAAGGAAGAACTAAAGAACAATTTTATAAAACTTTATTTGATAAGTTATTTACTATTACTGAAGATGACTTATTAAAAAAAGAATCAATCAATCATCCTATAAGTAACTCTTAATTGAGTTACTTTTTTTTATTCAAAATTATTTAATTTAAACTATGAATACTCAAGATTTAAGAATTGAAATTTTAAATGATATTGATTTATTAAAAGAAAAATTTAATAGTGATCAAATCATAAAATCAATCATTCAATTTTTACCACAATCTCAATTAATAGAATTGAAAGATTCTATAGATAGAGATTATTTACTTTAAAAACTTATTTAATTAAACAAAATGAAACTAACTAAATTTCAAATTGAAGATGATAAAATCTTTCAAGGATTTTCGGATGGTAGCACGTGGAATGGTTGGAGTAATCCATATTTCACATTAGAAGTTGCTAAAGAAGTATTAGAGTATTATCAAAATCAAAGTTGTGAAGAATCAAAAAAACAATGGTTAGATTGGAAATTAGAAGTTGATAAAACATTTATGGGGATAGATTTATATTATTTTGGTGGTGGTTATATTTGGTCAGAAGTTACTAAAGAAGAAGAAGAAAGAATTAATTTAGTTAATAAAGTAGTTAAAAATTGTCAACAAGATGAAATTTATTTAAGAGATATAATTCATGAATATTTCCAATTTTTAGAAGATACCACATTAGGATTAAAGGGAATAAAAGAAACTTTGCAAGAGAGAGAAGAATATAAGAGTAAAAGTGGATGTGAATTAGAAGATGTAACTGATGAATTTTATGATGAAAAGGGAGAATTAAAACAATGAATAGAGAATATAAACACCATAACCCAAAACTATATAAACCATTAATGAAAAAACTATTAGATAGTTTAAATTCAGATTGGTATGATTCATGTTATGGGAATGATTTAGTAGCAAGTATTTCTTTAAATACTAGCGAAGAAGATTGTATGACAGTTTTTCTTCCTAACTCAAAAATACATGATGAAGATAAAGAAGATTTTTCAACATATGTTATAAGAAAAAACATTATGGCTAGTTGTGAAGAATTAATTATATGTGAAACTTTAGAAGAAGTAATTAAGAAAATAAAAGAATTAGAAAAATAAAAAATAATAATAGTTGCTTAAAGGGTTATTAAATAACCTTTTATGAAACTATTTTATAGTTTCTTATTCACTTATTTATTTAATTAATTAACCATGAGACAAGAATTATTATTTTTCCTGGAAGACTTAGTTAGTCAGGAGAGGATGATTAAATTTAATGAGAATAAATATCATGAGAATGATATTAGTGAAAGCTTAAAGGCCGAAAATGAGAGAAAAATTAAATTATGTGATGAAGTTTTAAATGAAATCACAAAACTACAAAACATAGGAGATATTTAAAAATGATTTTAAAAATGTCTAAAGGTAATGCAAAGTTATCAAAAGATACTTTGATATTATCTATATCAGCTGGTTTAACTTGTCCTGGAAGTAACAATTGTAAAGCGTGGGTTACTTTGAAAGATGATAAAAGGATTTTAAATAGAGGTGATGAAACTATGTTTACTTGCTTTGCAGCTAGTGAAGAATTACGTTATCCTAACGTCTTTAAAAGTAGAAAATATAACTATGATTTAATTAATAGTTATGTTATTAAAAAAGATTTAAAAGGATTAACTGATTTAATTAATAAATCTATTCAAAGTAATAAAAAAAATATTACTAAGGTAAGAATTCATGAGTCAGGTGACTTTTATCATCCTTTATATTTACAGGCATGGTTAAATGTAGCCAAGTTAAATCAAGATATAAAATTTTATTGTTATAGCAAGTCTTTAAAATTCTTTTTAGAAGTGCTATTACCTAATAATTTTTATATGGTCGCATCCTATGGTGGACGTTATGACCATCTTATCGATACAGGTTATTTTACAAAATATTCAAAAGTTGTATTTAGTGAAGATGAAGCAAAGAAACTTAATTTAGAAATTGATAAAGATGATAGTTTATGCTTTAGAAATAAACCTTTTGCATTGTTATTACATGGGATGCAAGAAAAAGGATCAGAAGCTGGTGAAGCTTTAAAACTTATTAAACGCAAAAAAAAATTAGCTAGTGTTTAGATCTTAAATAATTAATTAAAAGTAAATTTATCAGGATATCTAAGTTTTTATCACTTGATTTAAACTTATTTAACCTGGTTAAGTGCTGTTTAAGCTCATCATTAGTGGTGATGTTGTGATTATGACAGAATTGTTTGATGTAGCTCATATTAGGGCGAAAATTTGATTAGTATACTAATACATGATATCATGAATGCATAACTTTATATCAAATTAATTATGAATGAAACACAAACAACTAATGAATCCAAAAAACAAAAATGGATTAAAGCCGAACATGATAAGGCTGTTCAAATTCATTGGGATAACATTGACAGAATTAAAAAATTAAAAGATGAGCAATCTACAAAAATATATAGGATATATTCCTATCAAATTGGACATAACAAACTTACTGATCAAACTAAAGATAAATATGAATTATCTATTGAATCAATAAGAGAACAACAGTTAAAACATTGTTTAGAGGTTGCAGATTTACAAAAACAAATAGACAAAAATCCTTTTGAAAAATCTGTTGAACTCATGAGAAAAAATAGTAATGAAGAAATGCTATCTAAAAAATATGACAGGTTATTCAATAAAAAAACTAAGGAGGTCTAATAGTGGTAAAAGAAAATCCTAATAAAGAATCCTGTAAGGAAAGAATGAAAGAACATATCAGGAAAAAACGTAATAGGAATCAAGTTGTTCAAAGATGTATGAGAGAATTTGATGGAGTTCATAAATCAACTTTTTATGGTTGGTATGATGAGGTTATCAATGAACCTGATATTCAACGATGGGAAGAGGAAAGAAGGCTTGATGCAGTATCTGAATATCAAGAAAGACATGAACTATCAGAAAGGATGTTTAGACGTAATATGGAACAATACGATAAATATTGTGATGATTACGAAGAAAATGAAGATGCTGAAACATTAGCCAATATCGAGAAGTATGAGGATAGACTTAAATACTTCATTAAAAAATAACATACACGAAAATTCGCTAACGAAAATGAAAATCGAAACTAACTCATCAATTGCACTAAGTGTATTAAGAGGTTCTTTAATTACTAATCCAAATGGAGCAGAATTTTATATAAGAGATTTTGTTGTCGATTTGGATAATTTAAATCAAATCAATGTTTCTTTAATCAATTGTGAAGATGGATTGGTTATTACAATTCCATACTCTGATTTAAAAGATGCAAAAATTCAATTCCAGGGAGGATTAATAAATGATTGACAACCCATTACCAGATCAAGTTATGGAAGAGTATGATAACTTTTACATAAATGAAAAATTTGAAGAGCATTGTACTGATGCTGCTAAAGAATTAGCT